AGTTCTCGGATCTGTAATTTGAGAAGCAAATGAAGGACCAGTCATTGCTCCCTCTATCGGAGCAGGAGTTCGAAAAGCTCTCATAGCTGCATTACGCGCCTGCGTCCTTTTAAGTGCTGCAATTTGCGCAGGACTTCTTCGTCTTTTTTCCGTTGCAGCAGCTTGCTGAGGAGCCATCATTTGTTCTGCTTGGGCATAGTCGTCCATGTACTGTGCCATTTTAGTCATAATACTTGACTTGATTCTACTATCATTGGCTAATTTTTTAGCAAATGACTCTATCTCTGTGATTTCATGCTTATGAAACCAGTCATTAAATATTCCTTGTGCAACCCATTCCTGGTCGCTCAAAACAACTATAGGTTTTCCTGTCGTAGAACTTGTTTTAATGAATGCCATATTGATAACTCCAAAGGTAAGAGTAAAAATTATAAGTATTTATTTATACCATCCCGTACAGGAGATACCTTGTGAATGTTTTTAGCATAATCAAATTAGCGCAGAGTAGAAGTAATATCATATCTTATGTTAGAATGATACTAAATAAAAGTCCAGACGAACTGGCCGCTGCGGGGATAGACACAGTCAGGTTTGATAGATTAAAGAACATAGCCTCTAAAAATAGTATGTCTGAGCTATCCATCAAGGATCTGGCGATATTAGGCAGTTTTCCCGCATCTCTAAAAACCACAGATTTTAATACTGTAAAGAAGCATGCAATTGATTTTGTGCATAAGAAGACAGGCGATGAATTTGCATCTGCGTCGATAGCTACACCACCTCAACAATCAGAGCCAGTTATTCCAGTAGTTGAGCAAGCTCCTAATCGAAAAAATAGAAGAGTCTTAACTCCAGTATCAAACCCAAAAGACATCGCTAAAGCCACTAAAGATATAAAAGAATTTTTAACTTTTGAGTTTTTAGACAAGAGCGATAGCAGTAACTGGAAGCAATTAATTATATCACCAAAAGATTCAAATTTGAATAAAGAATTGATATCAATATTTGCTCAACTTGGTACTCTTTTTGAGACAAAACTGAATGACGGTGAAACACAAAATATGGTGCCGTCTATTACAAAGGAGCAGTATAAGACCTTGCTAGACATTCTTAAGTCTAGATCTTGGGATATAGCTACCGCAGATCCTAATTCCGAAAGCCATCTACTTGCTTTGAAAGAAAAGATTAATTTGTCAACTCATGTGGAAATAGTCGCTAGATCCGTACAAGAGCAAACTCGTGGAAACTGGATGTACGAGATTAAGGCTCCTAACATATTTAAAAAAGATATAACAAGACAGTCAGAAGTAGTAGAGTGCATTACTTTTGCGTTTGTTGGCATGACCGATGACCTGAAGTACACAAAAGAAATAGCTGACGAAACTGGAAAATTGATTTCAAGAAAAAGACTTTGCAAAGTTCGTGGTGGAACAGACATTCAGGCTACAGCAGAAGGATGGTTTGTTCGTGGTGATCCAAGTGATTTTCAAAGATTCGCAGATTTATGTAATACAAGAAAAATAGATAATTCACAATTGGCTTCACTCGTCATTGCCGATTTTCATGCTGGCAAGTTCTATGATCCCAAGAAGAAAAAAAATGTAGACCCAAAATTAGCAAGATTCGAAGGCATCATAGATGGAGATGGCTACAAGTCTGAAAAAGATTTTATAGAAGAAGTTGAGCTAGTCGCTGGAAACGGTCTAAGATCCAAGCAGTTATCAAAAAATCCTGATGCAGACACTTCAAAATTGAAGCCATATCCCATGCAAGTTGATGGTATTAAGTTCCTATACTCTCGCACTCATGCAATCTTAGGAGATGACACCGGAGTCGGCAAGACAATGCAGGCTATTGTTGCCGGAGACTTGCGTCTCAAAACCGACAGTAATAAAATCAATAAAGACATGAAGGCTGTCGTCCTCACAAAGTCTTCTGTTGTCCCACAGTTTAAGAAAGATATATCTTATTTTACTGGCATACCAGAATCTGATATATGGACTGGTGATGAGCTTTTTAATGATCTCATGAAGTATGACCATCCAACAAAAATACTCGATGCTCAGGGTAACCCCAAAATATCAGTTCCAAAGTGGAAGTGGTGCATACTTAACTATGAAAAATTTGCAATACCACCAAGGCCAGATATTATACGTAATGTGATTGGTCGAAAGCAAGGCATATTGGACTCATATCTGGCTATTATGAATAGAGCATACGCTTATATTCCTCAATTCGCAATTCCAATATTTGAGGAAGTACAAAATGCAACAAGTTCAATTAAAAACAAAAAGTCTCAAGCGTATATAAATGCCGTAAGGAATGCAGCTAATACTTATATTCAGAAAAACATAAAAGTTGATTCTCCTAGCCTGTATCTCAATTCTAGAGATTCTTCTTGGTACGATCAAAAAGAAATATCAAATCATATTGATTCTTTATCTAGAGCAACTGCACTTAATGTATTACAGGTCGCTTTAAATTTTGCAAAAAGCGCAAGCAGCATTCAGGCCTTAGTCTCAAAGGCTCAAGAATATGTATTGAATGCGAAGAGTGATAAGCAAGATTCTATCAATAAGTTTACAGCTAGACAAGAGCTGAGACTGCAGCGCACTAGTGAGCTAGATGACATACTCTATAGACTTAATGACGAAGATCTTCCAGAAGATGCGCGTCATGAGTTAGAAAAAGAAAGAGATTTATTAGAGCGGATCAAGGGCTCTAGGTCTGGCGGCTTGAACTGGGGGGAAGACGGCAAAAGAAATATTCTCACTGCTTACTTCTCCGCATTGTCTAAACTAGGCGTATTGAACGTAGTCATTCTCGACGAAGTTCATACGGTTAAGAATGGAAACCCTGATGATCGTGCAGAGAACTATGATGACGAACATGATGCAAACTTTACAACATTCAATACTCAAATTGTGACTAACGGAGCAAATAATGTTTGGGGTGCATCAGCTACGATTGTTGCAAATAAAGAGCAAGACTTGTACAATCAATTGCGAGCGATTAACAGTCCACTTGGTGACATGAATTATAAAGAGTTTGTAACTGAGATATCAGGCACTCTTTCTTCAAGTCGTGATGAAAAAGAAATTTCTACTGGCACTGCAATCAGAGACGTTTTAGTGCAGTCTAAAATATACTTACAAAGATCCAAGCATGATATTGTGGCACAAGATCCAACTAGAGAGCCTCTTCCTCCGCAGACGTCTCACACAAATGAGACCAAGGACCCCGAGCTTGTTGGCTATTTTGAACAGCACCGATCTGACGAAATAGAGAAAGCAAAGATAAGGGGTACTCTAGAGGGAAGAAACGCTGCACTTGTTATGTACGGTATTAATAGGCGATCCCTTGCGAAAGCAAAAGCTCCAGCTACAGTGCAATTTGCCTTAGAACAGCTAAGACAGGGTCAAAGAGTTGGAATATTTACAGACAACATAGACGCTGGAAATATGATTAAAAGTGGTATTGAAAAAGGGCTCAAACAATTTCAGCCCACTTCGCCATTCTTTAATAAGAAAGCATACTTTTTATATGGCGGACAAGACCCATGGAGTCGCCTAGAACATGTTGACATGTTTATGAAACGCGAAGACAAGTCTCCATACGCCGCCATGATCCTATCTTTTAATGCTGGAGGAACTGGCTTAAGTCTGGAAAATTCAGCAAATGTTGTTATATTTAACGACTTGCCACAGACTCCAGTTTTAGATACTCAAGCCAAGGGCAGATTTTATAGAATTAATAGCGTTGCTCCTAGTAATGTATATTACATGGTTTTGCCAGTGGATGAAGATGAAAGACTATATGATATATTACATCGTAAAATTATGATTGCTGATCAAATCTCTAAACTTAGACTTGATGACATCCAAGAAGTAATGCATGGTAACACAAGATCTGAATTTAGACTTCGTATACTTATGGAAATTGCTAAGCTTGAGTCCGAAGCAAAGGCTCTTGAAGCCGAAGAACGTATATTTAAGAAAAAGTCTGTAAATAACAGAACCGCTTCATCTCAATCTTGGTATAAGAATGCTCTGATTGGTTCTTGGTGCTTATGAAGAAAGTTAAACCCTGGAGTTCTAAAATATGTTATTATCCCTAATTGATTATACGAAATATATAGATATTATTTCTCTTATTATGGTAGGTGTTATCGGTGGTGTGTATGGAATTATGAAATTTATAAAGTCTAGAATAAAAACAGATAATTTTATTGAAATACATACAGAAATCCATGAATTATTAACCGAACTTCGAGTTACTACAAAGTGTATGAGAGCAAGTATTTTGCAGTTTCATAATGGAGAATATACAATGGACGGAATTTCCATGCGTAAATTTTCTGTAACTCACGAATCAACACACAAGGGTTATACTTCACAGGTAGCACTTCTTAAGGGGAGTTTATGTTCAATGTTTATTCCTTTATTAGTCCATGTGGTAGATAATAAAAGTTTAATTTATCCTCTTCGGTCATTACCTGAAAGTTACACCAAAGGGTTCTTTGAAGATGAGAATGTTTCAGATTATGCCTGCCTTCCATTAAAAAATAAAGGAGCAAATGTTGGATTTATTTTGCTTCAATGGAATGAAAAATTTGAACCACAGATGGAAGAGCAAGAGGTTTTAATGAAACATTTTAGATCTATAAAAGAATCAATTGAGATTCAACTTTCACATCAAAAGAACTGAGGTATATTATGACTGAACAACTTATATCATTAATTGGTGGAACTACTACTGGGTTTCTTTTCAAGTACTGGGCTCAACGGGCTCAAGACCAAAAAGAAATATTTCAGCAAATGCTCAAGGCGAATACTCAAACTACTGAAAATCAAGATAAGGCTGTCCAGCGTGTACCAATTGACGTTGGTAAGAATGTTCGTCGTCTTATTGTTGTCTCCTGCTTATTTGCCGTTGTTGCTGCTCCATTCGTCTTACCGTTCTTTGGTATTCCTACTTTTGTAGAATTTTCACAAAAACAACCGGATGCTATCTTCGGATTCATTCCAGAAACTACTAGAAGATATTTTGTAGAAATTCCAGGATATTTCTTGGCTGAAGAAAATCGTCAAGTTCTACTTGCCGTCATTGGATTTTATTTCGGTTCAGCAGTAGGGAGCAACAAATGAAATACTTACTTCCAATCATTCTCTTTCTCGCCTCATGCACAAGTCCTGAATTTGTCACATTAAAGACAAAGACTGGTGAGCATATTCACACAGTATCTGAAAATGCTTTTTTCAATACTCCAGACAAAGCATCTGAATGGGCATTTTGGTATTTTCCAGTTGTCGTATTTGCAGTTTGGTTAGTATGGAAAGAATTTAAAACAATAAAATTCCCTAAAAATAAATCAACTGACTCCAGTGCTGAAGATCAAAATAACGATGGATGTGAGGATGACAATAAGCCTGATCCTAAGCCGACTGTTACTACAGTACAGCCGCCTTCTACTACTGTAAATAATCCACCAACTCAACAAGAAGTTTCAAAAGACAATGCCTGAATCACATTTTTTTTCAGAATCAGAAAAGATTCAATTTACAGATTTACGTCTTGCTGACATTGAACAAGCAAAGCTGTCTTGGTCCAATGCTACCCAATACTGCAACATGAGTCGTTTACTGCACAGATACGCAAGGGGATACGATGGTAGCGTATTTTTTAAATCTGGATTGATTACAGAAAATTTAGATCCAAGAGACTTTGGCTAAATTAGCTTATTGACTTTCCTTTAAGCGTGACTTTAACTATCTTGCTAAAATCTTTTGCATCTTGCTTGTACCCATCTTGTGACTCGTCAGATGCATCATTAGTCCATTGGCGATTCCAAAATAGCTGGTCCGGTGTTTTGAATCCATAAAACTTTAATATTTGTTTTTGCAAATCAACCACATTTGCTCCATTAAAGTTATGACCAGTAAAAATACATCCTGTATCTATTTTTGATACGATGTTTTCTTCATTCAGTGTAGTGTGCCTGTTTTCAATCCAACACAGTCTTTCTATAATTTTCTGATATACACTATTAGTTTGACCCCATCTGATAGATCCAAAAAATACAACACAGTCGCTTTCAAATAGCGGCTTCGTTATTTCCCAAAGCTCATCATTTTTATTATTCAAAGAGGCCCAGCAGCGATGGTATCCTGACGGGTTTTTTTCTTTATCTTTTAATACTGCATCCTTGACTCCGCAGCTATTGCCATCTGCTCGAGATACGTTGCCTTCACAAATGTCGATCTTTAATTTTGCACCATCTACTAGAGTCGCTTTTTCTCCCAATTTTTCAGACAATAGCATAGCAATTTGACTGGACTTAGGAAGATCAAGCGGCTTATCCTTGATCTGATATCTATTAGATGTTGTAACAAATAGAATCTTATTTTTTGATTGTAAGTAGTCTAATGTATTATTGAATTGAGATAAAAAATTTCCACCTGCATATTTCAGCAAGTGATCAAGAGAGAATATTTGCTTATCAACAGACATCATTTACCAGTCTTTGCTTTTCTCCATCCGCCACCGTGCTTTTTATACCACTGTACAGCGAAACTATTTGCATATGCACTAGGATAGACATCAAACTTAGCCTTTGCCGCAGCCTTTGCTCTAGCCCATAGACTTGGATTTGTTGGTTTATTTTTACCAGCTTTTGACTTCTTTGTCTTTGCGGTTTTAATAGTGCTATTATCCGAAGATTGTATCATTTTTTCTTTGGGGAATAGAACGTGCATTTCAGCTGGAC